CTAAAGTTGTAGATAAGTGGGAAATAACATCGTCCGCTTCTGACTTATTGATTGATATGACTTTAACTGGGAGGCATTTTAGATACTGAATTAGACGTACTATTTGGTCTATTTTAGAGTCATGTTCATCATCAAGATTTTCAAATATATCCCAATTAGTGATCCTAACATTTCTACCTGATTTATATTCGGGAAGTAAGTTCTTCCTGTTGGTGGAAGAACCTACTCCGTCGAATATAATGTAAACAGATGTTGGTTGAATCTGTTTGATAAGAGAACCTAAAGACCTTAAAAAACCAGCTAAACCCCCAATATGAGTACCTTCCTCGTTTACAAAATTTAGTACAGCAAAATTCCTTAAAAATAAATTTAAACCATCTATAACCAAGACCCTATCGTGTCTGTTTGATTGGGGTGAATCACTCCCCTGCTCAATCTTATTGAGCATTTCAAGGTACTCTTTTTTGCCCATTTTTATTCTGGTTCTTCAGTGTATGAAGTTATGTCTTGAATGTCTTCTGAATCTTCTTCAATGACATTAAAGTCCATACCTCCAAGTAATTGACTCCACTCCTTTGAGTGGGCGTCTTTATAAACTTTAAGTTCTTTTTCAGTATCATTGATAAAACCATGAGGTGTCATAATAATTCTACCTTTAGTAGTTATACCATTGATATGATTCTTATCAATTTGTAGATTAGTACGCTTAGCGAACTCTACCTGTTTACCATCCTTAATAGCCTTAATTTTAGAAGTACCAGCATTAGAAATGTTACCAAATGTTACTACAAAAGTAGCATCAAACCACATAGCCCAACCTCCCTTATTCATCAATTTTGGTTGACTCATAGGTGTTTCAGCTTTAGCTGTCCATACTTTATTAATACAAACTAATGTATTAGTATATGGTGATGATTCTTTTCTTGAGAGTAGAATCTTTTGATTAACATTATTTCCAAATTGAGTACTCATAGCTCCAGCATTCCACTCATTATTGTTTTTATTAGAACGAACTGAGAGTTCACAAGGAACAGATCCAATAGAATCCCAAAGGAATAATAGGTCATAAGGTAAATTACCTTTCTTTTGTTCATCTACTAAATCTAAAATAAACGCTGCTACATCTTCAATTGTATTTAGTGATCCTCTGTCAGCATAAATAAAGAAACCTTCATAATCATTTATTTCACCTGTTTCTTTGTCTACTTTAAGATCAACTTCAAGTCCCATTTGCATAGCATGATCCCAATTCCATTTCATCTCTGTAATGATGAATACTGGGAGTATATTTCTCTTTTGGGCAGAGACAGCCGCCTCAATCAAGGCGGTTGTCTTGCCTGTATCAGAGTGACCCCTAAGTAAGGTTATATGACCCATAGGGATACCAGGAATTGAAGTTACATCTTGGAATGCTTGAGAAAGAGGAATCCAAGCTTGGTCTTTAAATTTGACATTTGATTTAAGAAGTTTTTTCTCCTTAAATTTATTTAAGTCAAATCCTGATTGTAATTCTGAAGAGACTGCTTCAGTTAGTGATTTTTTTCTTGCCATTAGCTGAAGAGTTCATCAAATTTATCAAGTTTATTTTGTTTTAGGGGTGCCTTCAAGTTATAATTAGTTTGAGACACCCCTTTATCAAAAGGGAGATCATCATCATCTACTGTGGTTTCATCATCAATGATGTCTCCCTCTTTAGCTTCATCTTCAGGATTCAAAAATTCTTGAAGGAAACCTTTAATTTCATCAAAAGTATGCTTTTTAAACAAATCAATTGGATTCTTTTGTTCATCCAACCACTTCTCAATTTCTGCTTTATTTTCAGAAAGTGGAGTCTGTTTAGTACGAACTCTAACTGATGATTTATTATAAGCAGTACCAGTTGATTCAGGACCAATTGTATCTACAGTAATGTCACGGCCAGACATGATATCAGTGTAATCACCAATATCATCATCATCTGCCATACTCAACATTTCAAGATACAAAGCCTTACCAAATTGCCACAATTTTACACCTTCATGTTCTTCACCTCGAACAATAACAGGTACAAATACTCTCATTTTAGGATCTAATTTTTTAGCCAACCGCCAATTTTCTTTGTCACTTGTTTGACGAAGTTGTTTAGCAAATTCTACAATTGGATCTTTTTCTCCATAATTGATAGGAGACAAAATTGTACGAGCTCCAATTCCATAGTGAAAATATACCTCACTAAAGGGATTAGATTTATTAAACTTACTTGGAACAATTCGAACTACTTGTTTGCCAACACTTGGCTTCCAAAAGAGATTCTTGTCAGTTCCATTTCCCTTAGTTTGTTGTTGTTGAAGAGAATTCAACTTACTTTTAATAGCGTTTAAATCCATGATGTAACTTTTTTCCTTTAAATATAACATGTAAGACAAAAAAGGCCAAACTAAGTTGGCCTTCTTTTTTATATTTATTTTTACTTACATATCAACATCATCACTATATTTCATAGTAAGAGCATCTAAAGCTGTTCTTACTTCATCAGCAAATGTTTCAACATTTGGGTAAGTGTTTATTCTTTCTTGATAGAAATCATCTAATAAATTAGCAACTTCTTCTTCAGATTGAATTTCACTTAAAAGGTTTTTTTTTAAAAATTCATTTAAGAATCTATCATTTTCATCTAAACCAGCTTTTTTAGCTGCTTTTTTGATTTGAGCATCTGTAGGTTCTTTATCTTTTTTCTTATCATCTTCTCCATCCTCATCTTTTACTTTCTTTTTTCTACCTCTGGTTTCAGGAGCATTAGGATCTCTTTCAGGTTTACTGAATTTCTTTAGTTCTGAGGTAATTAATATATATCCTTTATCTTGGAGAACTTTAAGAAAGGTATTAGCTTGAGCTGAATTATTCCACCCTTCAATAGCATCTAATACTTCTTTAGAAGTAAAGTTTGCTTTTTTTAAGACATCAACCAACCTATCCATATCCTCAGGAGTAAATCTGCTCTTTGGCTTTTTCTGACCTGGTGATTTATAGGTTTTAAGGAGATTATTAACTTTATTCATGAAAGATCTAACATCAGCCGCGCTAGCGTCTTTAGCTAACATAAAAGTGTTTGATGTGCGAGCCATTTCATCTAAGAAAGATTCATTGACTTCTTCATCAGTCATAGCTTCTTCCATATAATCATCATCTCCTTCTTCAAGGAAAAGTTTAGCTACTTTTTCTACATCTTTATCTTCTCCTTCTTCTAAGTCTCCAAAGTCATAACCATCAGGATAAAGCTCAGGATCTGGGTCTAAGTTTTTATTTAATCTGGCTTTTAAACCTCCTTCAGCCAAATACCTTCTTAAGTCAAAATTATTCATAATTCTATTATTTGATGTATTTTAGTTTTTAGTTGTTTTAATTCATTATGTTGAGTCAACAATATAGTATTCTTATAATGCTGCCAATTCACTTTATAATAAATATCAACAACTCCTCCATTTAATCGCTTTATTAGCTCATTTAACGCATTTATTGTATAAAGCGTATTAGATTCTTTCTTTCTATGAACCAGTATAGTATTAGGTAATACATTATTCATACTGGCGGGGTCAACGTTGTATGTACAGACATACTCATCATTACTTTTTACATATAAAATAAAAATTTTATTGTAAAGTATATCATAATTATATTGTATTTCTTGCACTAGGCCATCCAAACCCTCCAACGTAGTAAAAGTGCAAAATAGTTTATTATTCATTTAGTTTCTAATCTTGATCTAGGGAAATGTGTGATTAATATCCGGGGTATACATATCACACAGACTTTAGAGAACCGTATCTGACCCCCCAAGACATTTTTACCTTAAAATCATAAACATCAAAAACTTTTAATACTGTCTCAACTGTATCTTTTTCAGTTTTATCTACATCAAATAGAAAAGAATCGTAGGTATAATGAATTATTTTAGTATTCTTACTTTTAATAATTTTTATTATTTCTTCTAAAATAAGAATATTATAATATGTTTCTGTATTTTGGAGAATATAGTTGAGTAGTTTTTGTTTTTTTAATTCCTTAGTTTTAAAAACATATCCTGATTTACAAACTACTTCTTCTTTAGAATTTAAATCTTCTAAGTATTGGTCTACTTTTTTAAAATAATCTAACTCTTTATATTCCTCAAATACACCACCATATAATTGTTTAAATGTAAGTTCTTTAGAAGTTTGATAATCAACCCCATACATCTCGGCAAATGATTGGTGAATATCATCATGCTCAAATTTATATCCAACCATTTGGGCTATAATAGTAGGATGATAAGCACTAATGTCTATTTCTAATAAAAAATCATTCTCAGCTATAAATGCGTCTCTACAACCTGATTTTTTATCTAAGGCAACGTAGTTAATATTATTAAAACTATTTGAAGGACGAGTTGTAGTAGTTTTAAGATTGAACTCT